GAAAGTGAGGCTTTTAAACAAGCAATTGATTTAGAAGTTGATAACAAAACAATCCCTTATTTAATCAAATTAGCTGATTTTAATGGCTGTTTAGATGATAAAGGGGTAATTGCTCCAGATAAAGTAAAAGAGGCTTTAAACAAGGTTTTAACTGATGTTCCAAGCCTAAAAGCAAGTGATAATACAAGTACTGCTGGAGTAACAGTTGGTGCAGATGCATCAAATGGATCACAACCTAGTGGAAATATGTTTGGATTTAACTTCGCTAGTGTAAGAAAACAATAAAAAAAAGAAAGAGAGATGATTTAAATGGCAGCATTAAACTATGCTACACAATATTTAAAGGAATTAACAATGGCTTTTCCTACAGCACTATATTTTGGTGATATTTGGACAGCTACAAAAGATGTTAAATTTTTAGATAATAACACAGTTAAAATACCTAAATTAACTACAACAGGTAGAACAAATGGAGATAGAGATCATATTGGTACTTTCTCAAGAAATTTTGATAATGATTGGGAAACTAAAACAGTTTCACAACATAGAACTTGGGATACATTAGTACATCCAAGAGATATTGATGAAACAAATAAAGTTGCATCAATTGGTAATATTACAAAAGTATTTAACCAAACACAAAAATTCCCTGAAATGAATGCTTATGCAATTAGTAGACTTTATTCATTAAAGAATGAAAAAGAAGCTATTACTTCATTAGCAAAAGGAACTTTAACATTAGAAAATGTATTAACTTATTTTGATACATTAATGGATAAAATGGATGAAGCAGAAGTTCCAGTTGATGGTAGAAAATTATATGTTGATACATATACAAAAACTATGATTGATACTGCAAAAGAAAGTGCTAGATACTTAAATGCTAGTGATACAGCAGTAAAACGTAATATTTCAAGAATTGATGAAGTAGAAATTATTTCAGTTCCTACTAAATACATGAAATCTGCTTATACATTCTTTACTGGAGCAGAATCATCAGGTAAAAAGAATGGTTATGAAGTTGCAGCAGAAGCTAAAGATGTAAAAATGATGTTAATTCATTTAGATGCAGTAATCCCAGCAATCAATTATGAATTTGCTCAATTAGAAGAACCATCTACATTATCAAAAGGTAAATATGTATACTTCGAAGAATCATTTGAAGATTTATTTATCTATGATGAAAAACACACTGCACTACAATTTGTTGTTGAAAATGCAGCTTAATAGAAAGGAAGTAGTTTATGAAATTTAAATTTGAAACTGGAGAAGTAATTGAATGTTCAGATATGGCTATTGCTAATTTATTAAGAGCTGATAAACGATACAAAGAAGTAAAAGAAGATGCTCCAAAAGGAAAAGGCAAAAAGTCAGAAGAAGTAAAAGAAGATGCTCCAAAAGGAAAAGGCAAAAAGTCAGAAGAAGTAAAAGAAGATGCTCCAAAAGGAGATGATTCTGATGCCAAAGTTCAAGAATAAGAAAACAGGAAAGATTGTAGAAGAACATTTAATGTTCTATGTAGATAAAATGCGATCTAATCGTAACTTTGAAGAAGTAAAAGAAAAAGCACCAAAAGAAAAGGTGCAAGAATCTAAAGAAGTGGCAGTAAATAAACCACTTCAATAGGAGGTGGTCTTATGAGCCAATACGCAACAAGTGAATACTATACAGACACATTTAAAGGTACATTACTACCTCAAAATGATGTAGATAGATATTTGCAAGAAGCAAGTGAAAAGATTGATAGTATAACATTTAATAGAATAGTGGCAAGGGGTTTTGATAACTTAACAAAATTCCAACAAGAAAAGGTACAAAGAGCAGTATGTTATCAAGCAGAATACATTCTAAACAATGGCTATAATGATGAAGATAAAGAAGATATTGCATCATATAGTGTTTTAGATATATCAGTTAATGTGAAAACTGATAGTGAAAAGACACAAGCTGAAAAAGAATGTATGAGTGAGAAAGCATATGATTTAATAAATAAAACTGGTCTAGCGACTAAAGGTTTTAGATATTAATGGCTAGGGATATAAAAGAACTACCTTTTCCTGATTGGCTACTAAATACTGATTATTCCATAGTTTTAAATGAAGAGGGTATTTCAGAAGATGGAGAACCTATTAAAGCAGTTGAAACAAAGGGTAAATGTATATTTAGTGAGAAAGCCAAAAGAATTATAGATAGTGAGGGTAAAGAAATTACTCTAGTTGGAAAGGTTATTGTCAAAGGCGATATAGCACCATCATTAAAAAGTGTTAGTGATGGTGCTATTACTATTAATGGGTGTAGTTATGAGATACATTCAGGTAGTAGGCCAAGAAACCCAAATGGAACAATACATTCTACTCAATTCGAGGTTAAGTAATGAGAGTTACTAGTAGAATAAATCCTAGAGCATTTAGAGAATTAAATGAAATTACTAGGGATTGTTTATTGGAAACAGCAGATGCTTTGCAAAGTGATGTTCAACAAAGTCAAACAATGCCATTTGATACTGGAGAATTACAAAATAGGTCTTTTTCCAGAGATGCTAGTAAATTGAATCAAGGGAAAATAACTATTACAAATGATAAGCCATATGCTAGGAGGCTATATTATCATCCAGAATATAATTTCAAGAGAGATAAAAATAAAAAAGCTGGTGGTATGTGGTTTGATCCTTATATCAATGGTAAAAAGAAAAACTTTGCAAGTAAAACATTTGCTAGAATTATGAAAGGTAAAATGTAATGAAGATAACTTTAAAACAAATAAAAGACCACTTTAAAGACAATTTTAAATGGTCTGATGATATTTCCATTGGGAAGATAGATAATAACAAAGAAAAAGCAATATGCTTCTATAATTCACAAAGAAGTTTAGGTTATCAACCAGTTATGGGTGGTAAGAAACTAAAATCCACTTATACCAAACCTATTACTATTTTATTAAGATATACGAAAAATCAAGATAGTGCTGAAATAAAGGCACAAGAAGTTTTTGAGTTCTTTGAAGAAAGAACTTTTTTTATTGGAAACAAAAGAATATTTACACAAATGTATGGTGAAGAACCTAATAACTTAGGTACTGATGATACTGGTGTATATGAATATTCTATTGAAATAAATTTATATATTGAAAGGTAGGTGGCTTTTAGTGGCTACAGTTACAGTAGGACAATATGCAGTTAGTGAATGTACAATCAAGGTAAAAACTGATGGTTCAACATTTGTACCAATTGCAGATTTAGAAGAGTTCAATATTTCAATTGATAACAATATTGAAACTTGGTATTCAATTTCTGATGGTGGATTCCAAAATGCTTTATTAACAGCAAAAGCAGTAAGTGGTTCATTTAGTGGAAAAAGATGCTTAGGAGATGCAGGAAATGATTATATTGATGGTTTAAGATATAACATTGGTAAAGCAGCAGAAGCAGATTTTGAAGTTGATTTCCCAAATGGAGATAAATTAACTTTAACAGCAGTTGTTGCATTAACAGATTTATTAGGTTCAGCAACAGATGTTGTTCCTCTAAATGGAGATTTAACAGTTAAAGGAAAACCAACATTTACTCCAGCAGCAGGCTAGGATGAAACCAAACGAGGGGTAAGGCTTTAATGCTTTACTCCTTTTTTTTATTAATTAAAACAAGAAAGAGGAGATTTATTTATGAGAATTATTGATACAGGAATTACAAAAGAAATATTAACAGGGGATAATCATCCACAATTAAAAGTGGCAGATAAATTTTATACAGTTGATAATAGACAATCTGTTTGGGATAAAATCCAAGAAGTACAAAAAAATGAAGAATTAACTGATAAAGAAAAAACAAATCAAGTTTATATTTTAGCATTAGGAGAAGAAGCAGCAAAAGAAATTGAAGAGTTAGATTTGCCAGTAGAAAACAATGTTTATTTTTCTTATTGTGTAATGGGTGCAATCACAGGAGAAGATCCTAAGAAACTTCAAGAATTAGCAATGAAACAAATGGGAAAAAACTAGATTCCCAAGATAGCTATTATGACATGGAGTTTGATTGGGATTTAATTGTTTCTAGTTTTGCTCAACAATATGGAATAAGACTTTATGCAGAATATGAAACAATATCATGTCAAGAGTTTAGGCAGTTGTTAGTTGGTTTAAATGGAGATACTGCTTTAGGTTATGTTGTTCAAATCAGAGCAGAAACAGACCAAAAGAAAATCAGAGAAATGACTAATCATGAAAAGAAGATTAGAGCAGAATGGAAAGAATTTAAATCTAAGCAAAATAATCCTCAGAAAATAGTCTTATCTAATGAAGAAATAGGCAAAGTCATGTCAAAACTATTTAGATAGGAGGTGATGATTATGACAAGTGCTGGAGCTATATCAATTGATTTAGTCGTTAATAGTAAGGCCTTTGAAAATAAGGTTAAACAACTAACTAAAGGGGCAGAAAAATCATTTGATAATAGTTTTTCAAAAATAGGTAGTACCATAGCTGCTGCTTTTTCAGTAGCAGCAATAGGAGCATTCACTAAATCAGCAGTAAATGCAGCAACAGAAGTTCAAGCAGCATGGACAGGATTAAATTCTATTGTAGAGGGTACTGGAAATTCATTTGCAGTTGCTCAAAAGTTTATAAATGAATATACAAAAGATGGTCTTGTTTCAGTAGAAGAAACTGCAACAGCATATAAAAACCTACTTTCTAGGGGTTATGATACTACACAAATCGAAAAAACATTAACTGCATTAAAAGATAGTGCAGCATTTGGTAGACAAGCATCTTATGATTTAGGTGAGGCAGTAGTATCTGCTACAGAGGGTTTAAAAAATGAAAACTCAATCTTAGTTGATAATGCTGGTGTTACAAAGAATGTCGCAAAGATGTGGGATGATTATGCAAAAAGCATAGGAACTACTGCAAATAACCTAACACAAGCTCAAAAGATACAAGCAGAATACAATGGAATTATACAAGAAACACGATTCCAAACTGGAGATGCAGCAACATACACAAAAACATTTGGTGGACAAGTACAAGTTCTAAAAGGTAATTTTTCCACAATGCAAGCTGCAATAGGTAAAGTAGTTGCACCAATAGCAGGATTATTTATTCCTTATATCAATGCAGCAATTAGTGCAGTAACAGCATTTGCAGTTAAAATGCAACAATTATTAAAGGTGTTTGGATTAGAAATGCCTGATGTAGTAACCAAAGCAAGTTCAACTATAGGAAATGTAGGTGGAGCAGCAACAAAAGCAGCCCAAGAAGTAGCGAGTACTGGAACAGCAGCAAAGAAAGCAGCAAAAGAAATGAAAAGAGCATTTGGTGGAATGGATGAAATCAATGTTCTAAATCCAAATAAGGGTGCAGATACAGGTGGAACTGGTGGAGGTTCTGGTATAGGTGGAAGTACAGATACAGGACTAGGAGCAGTAGCAACACCAACAACTGATCCAGTTAGTTCAGCAATAAGTGCAACAGCAGAAAAAATAAAAGCTTTTGTTGAACCACTAAAAAATATAAATTTTGATAATTTAATAAAAATGTTTAATTTATTAAAAGAAAGTGTAATAGGCTTAGGAGGAACAATTTGGCAAGGTTTAGAATGGGCATATTTTAATTTATTAGTTCCATTAGCAAAATGGACAATAGAAGATGCTTTACCTGCTTTTTTCTATGCTTTAAGTGGTGCATTAGATGCAGCCAATGGAATATTAAAAGAAATATATCCAATGTTGGATTGGTTATGGAACAATTTCTTACAACCAATAGCAAGTTGGACAGGTGGTGTAATTGTAGATGCATTATATTCACTTGGTGATGCTTTAAAATGGGTAGGAAATAATGCAGATATTGTTGTGTCTGCAATGTCAGGAATTGCTGCTGGATGGTTAACTTTTAAAGGGTTAGGCATTTTAGGAAGTATTGTTCAATTTGTTAAATATGCTGGAAGTCTAGCCGGAGTTACTGGTGTTGTTAAATCAGTAGGTGCAGCATTGGCTCAACTATGGACTTATTTCAAAGGTAGTGCAGCAGTAAAAGGTGTAACAACAGCATTTGCAGCTTTAAAAGGAGCATTAGTAGCAGTTGCTGGAGCATTAGGAATTTCAGTAGGATGGGTAGTTGCTATAATAGCAGCAATTGCAGCATTAGTTACAGGAATTGTTCTGTTAATAAAGAATTGGGATAAAGTAAAAGAAGTAGCATTAAATGTATGGGGAGAAATCAAAGAAATTTGGGGCAAAGTTGCTAATTGGTTTAATGAAACAGTTATTGTTCCAATTAAAAATTTCTTTAGTCCTTTAACAAATTGGTTTAGTCAATTATTTACAAGTATATGGAAATCAATTAAAAGTGCATTTGAAGTTATAAGTGGATTAGCACAAGGTTGTTGGGTACTTATAACTCATGTTTGGGGCATAGCTACAACATGGTTTAAAAGCACAGTAATAGCACCAATTCAAAATGTTTTCAGTAGCATGTGGAATGGTGTAAAAAGTGCAGCATCAAGTGCATGGACAGGTATTAAAACTGTATTTTCACCAGTTGTTAGTTGGTTTAAAGATAAGTTTTCAGCAGCATGGACAGCAGTTAAAAACGTATTTTCAACAGGTGGAAAAATATTTGATGGTATAAAAGATGGTATTTCTAATGTATTTAGAACAGTAGTTAATGGAATCATAAGTGGTATTAATAGAGTAATAGCAGTACCATTTAATTCAATTAATAGGTTACTTAATAATATTAGAAATGTATCAGTTGCTGGAATAGAACCATTTAAGTCATATATTAAATATAATGCTTTATCAGTACCACAAATACCAAAATTAGCACAAGGTGGATGGCTACCAGCTAATAATCCACAACTTGCAATTGTTGGTGATAACAAAAGAGAAGCAGAAATTGTTGCACCAGAAAGTAAGATTTATGATCAAGTTGCAAAAGCAATAAAAGATAGTAATGGAGTTGGAAAACAACAAATAGAAATAACAATCTATCATAAATATGAAGATGGTAGAACAATCATTCAAAAGGTTAACCAAGCACAAATTGATGCTGGAGAAGTCCTTTTATTAACTTAGGAGGT